GGTGATATAACCGCTACAGGAGACGTTACAGCGTACTTCTCTTCGGATGAAAGATTAAAAGATAATATAACTCCTTTAGAAGGAGCATTAAATAAGATAAGTCAAATTGGAGGATATGAATTTGATTGGAATAACGATTCTAGCAATAGCGGTCACGATGTTGGTGTTATTGCTCAAGAAATCGAAAAAGTGCTGCCAGAATTAGTTGTCGATAGAGACAATGGGTATAAAGCAGTACGTTACGATAAAATTGTCGCGTTATTAATTGAAGCTATAAAAGAGCAACAGTTACAAATAGATGAGCTGAAAGGCAAACTCTAGCGACTAACGAAATATGGAAAATATGCCAACACAGCCTTCTTGGTCATACCAAGGGAGGTTAATCACTGATATTTCAGATATGCCAAAAGATACCTATGGGTTTATCTATGAGGTTAGACACAAACCAACAGATACTCGCTATATAGGTAAGAAAGTACTATTCTTTGAACGCAACAAAAGATTAGGAAAAAGAGCTTTAGAAGCATTAAGAGAAGAAAGAAAGGCAAAAGGAATAGGTGGTCGAGTACCTCTTAAACAGAAAGTAGTAACCGAATCAGATTGGAAATCTTATTTTGGTTCTCAAAAAGAAATAATGGCACTTGCTAAAAAAGACACTGCAGGTGAAAATTGGGAGAAGAGAATATTAGAGTTTGTACCTAATAAGAAGCTTCTAACATATTACGAAACAAAGCACCTATTTATTAATAACGTATTAGAGGACAAATACAGTGCTCATATAAACGACAACATATTAGGTAAGTTTTACCGAAAAGATTTTACTAAATGAAGCTAACTGATATTATACTTAATGAAAGGTTAAACGTATCGAGAGATAGGTTAAATAGACTTGCTCATAATATAGGGTTAGAAAAGTTTGCACATGTTATTTTAGATTTAGCAGATGAAAATATTTTAGATGATATAGCTGATGCAATGAACTTCAGTGAAAAAGATGGTACTGAATATTATAACCCTGATATATTAAAAGAAGAAAACAGATACAACAAAGACGGATACGACGAAGGAGATATTAAATTAATGGGTGATATGATTCTTCCTACCGAGAAAATGGTTGTACTACAAGCAGAAGAAGACACTTATAATAGAGGTCTCCTAGTTACCAGTAAAGAAGATAAAAGCTACGATGTAGCATATTGGGCAGATGATAAAACTAAACCTTACCCAATTGGTATAGAGATAGACGGAAAAGAAGTAGCTAAAGATGCAAATATAATAAAATTTATGTTTCACCCAGAAATGAAATAATTATGATTAAACTAAAAGAAATTATCGGGTACCCATCATTACAGTATCATTTAGACAACAAGCTCTCTTTACATGAGCATGTCTATCGTTATAACTCTGAAGCCTTTATACAATTATTCAAAGAAGCTAGAGAAGCTCTTAGAGACGAGGCTATTGAATTAGACGAGATGGATAAAGAACTTTTAGAAACAACTGATATTGGAGAATATGGAGATTATAATGGAATGAGAGTTCCTTTAGACTTACCAATGGTATCTCCAAAATACAATCCTCTGTTCGAGATAGGACACATGATCGATGAAATGATCGAAAATGAAGACTTAATCGATGAAGCAGCTTCTATAGACGAAATGATTGATTACGATTTGATCAAAGAATTAGTAGAGTCTATTGGGGGTAACATAAACATGGACAAATTAAGAAAAGCAGTTTCAATACAAAACGAAAATTTCGATTATAATGGTTTTGAAATGCTTAAAGCGTCAGTAGATTACATACCCGAGGCTGAATACAGAGGTAAAAAGGTTCAACTTAACAAACCTAAAAGAGGTGGAAGTAANNAAATTCTACGTCTACGTTAAAAGTAAAAAAGGTAATGTAAAAAAAGTCTCTTTTGGAGATACAGGTCTTTCAGTTAAATTAAAAAAGAGAGGTGCAAGAGCATCATTTGCTGCACGTCATAAGTGTGCTACTAAGAAAGATAAGACTAAAGCAGGTTACTGGTCTTGTAATATAGGCCGTTATTGGAAATCGTTAGGCGGTTCATCTAACTTCTCAGGATACTGGTAGTATGAAATTAAGTAGGTTAATATTAGAAGAGACTCAAGACAGTTTCAACGACTTTGCCGAAGGTAGAGGAGAAGGAGCAGGAAAGATAGCTTCATCCGCTAAAGATAAAGGAGGCGACTCCATGTTAACTCACCACCACTTTAATGTTAAACTACCTTACTACAAGAAGGCAGCAGCAGGTAACTTTGATTTAGAAAAAGCTAAAGAAGAGTTTGATACCACACATAAAAGTATTAACTTTAATATGAAACCTATAGACTTTCAAAAAGAGATGGGTAGATTAGAAGTATTAGGAGAGTTAATAATCAAGCATGGCTAGGCCTTACACAGAAGCACATTTAGGAGATTTTATAATCAGAGAATTTTTAGAAGATACACCTTCGTTTGAATTCGTATGGCATAGAGATAAGGAAGATAGATATGTCCAAGCACTTCACGATACAGACTGGTTATTTCAATTAGATAATGATATTCCACGTAAATTCGGAAAAGAAAAGCTATTTATACCCAAAGAGACATATCACCGTTTAATAAAAGGAACTGGTGATTTAAAAGTCAAAATATATAAATTATGAAATGCGATTGTGTAACTTGTGGATGCGGAACATCATGTGAATGTAATTGCTGCGATTGTTAATTATGAAATTAAGTAATATCATATTAGAAGAAATAAACGGAGACGGTATAGGAGATCCTAAAATCGACTTTGAAGTAAAAGGTATAGGAATAACATATACTGATTACGGAAGCTTTTACGGTATTTACTTATATGATAAACCAGCAACTGCAAATATTAGTTGGAAAGAAAAAATTAGATTCTTTGACGACGCACAACAATATATTAAAAAATTAACTGGCTTTGAATTACCCAGACGATATGAAACAGAAACTCTAGATAAAATCGTAGATGCTTTAAAGAACAAAGGCTTTGCAGCAGATTACGATGATGCAATGGACGTAAGTTAAAAATTATGAAACTATCAAAGGTAATATTAGAGAACAGAAAGATCGTACATAGATCAGAAATCAACCTATCTGAAAAAGATATAAACTTATTATCAGAGAACATTACTGGTAAACTAGAAGATTATCTAGATACTGGCGATAGAGACTTTCTCAAAAAGACTGTTACTGCAGCAATACATGAGCTACTAAAAGATTCTTAAAATTAGTTGCTTATTCGAAATATTTTTCTTATATTATAAGATAATAGTTACGGACAATCTATGGATTATACTTTCCTTTTAGGATCCATTGAAAACATTTTGGGTAAAAGTCATAAAAGGGCTAGAGAAAATCATGCCTTTCATTGTCCATTTTGTAATCATAGGAAACCAAAGCTTGAAATTAATATGGCAACTACCGAAGAGGGTAAAAACTTTTGGGAATGTTGGGTGTGTCAAACTAAAGGTCAAACTATTAGGTCTTTACTTAGACAGTTAAAAACACCGAGAGATCAAGCCGCTGAAGTTTTAAAGTACGTCCCAAGAGGAACAACTTCGGAATATAAGCAGCTATCTATAATAGAGCTACCGAAAGAATATCAACCTCTTTATTCCGCTTCAAGTACCTCAGTTGTAGCAAACTTAGTAAAAAAATACTTATATGAACGAGGACTTAACGACAATGATTTTATTAAATACAGCATTGGGTACTGCACATCTGGAGAGTATGGAGGACGAGTTATTATACCAAGTTATTCTTCATCCAACCAACTCAATTTCTTTATTGCAAGAACTTACGATGGGAATTACTTTAAGTACAAGAATCCAGAAGCTTCTAAAGATATAGTATTTTTTGAAAATTTAATTAATTGGAATGCTCCTATTATATTATGTGAAGGAGTATTTGATGCCATAGCTATAAGAAGAAACGCCGTTCCATTATTAGGAAAGAGCGTCTCTAATTCACTATATAAAAAGATTATAACATCTACTACAAACGATATCTATATAGCATTAGACACAGATGCTAGAGATAGAGCTCTCGCTATTGCAGAGCAATTTCTAAACGAAGGTAAAAGAGTGTTCATAGCAGACCTACCAGATAAAGATCCCTCTGAGATGGGTTTCACTACTTTTACTAAATTTATACAGCAAGCAAAAGAACTAGATCTTTCGAGTTTAATGCTTCATAAATTAAATCTATGATTAAACAAGGAATGAACATTCTTAAAGAGAATGCAAAGAAGAGACTAGACTTTAACCCTGAGTTAAAGCAAATTAATTTCCTAGATAGGAGAGTTTATAAACGATCGGAAGGAGTATACTACCCGTCTGTAACTACTATACT